ATAAAAATAATAAATCATAAGGTAAATTGCCTTTCTTTTGTTCATCAATTAAATCTAAAATAAATCCAGCTACATCCTCAATAGAATTAATAGTTTCTCTATCTACATAAATAAAATTACCTTCATAGTTTACTACTTCACCTGTTTCAGGATCTTTAACTTCATCAACTTCAAGTCCCATCATTTTAGCATGATCCCATGACCACTTCATTTCAGTTATAATAAATACAGGCATAATGTCTCGTTTTTGTGCCGATACTGCAGCTTCTAAAAGAGCTGTAGTTTTTCCTGTATCAGAGTGACCCCTAAGGAGCACAATATGCCCCATAGGAATCCCTGGAATTGAAGTTACTTCTTGGAATGCTGACGAAATAGGAATCCAGTCTTGATCCTTGAATTTAATATTAGATTTTAATCCTTTTTTGGTTTTAAAAGCATCAAGATTAAAATTTGATTGTATTTCTTTAGAGACTGCTTCCCCTAGTGTTTTTTTAGTTCTCGCCATATATTATTTATTAAAACGGTAAGTCGTCTGATTTACCCTTATCATCTGAAAATAAGTCATCAAATTGATCCGCTTTAGATTTTGATTTATTAGTATCTAATGAGTAATTATTTGTTGGAGCTGGGGTTGCTGCAGTTGTAGTAGTTGTAGTAGTTGAAACTTGTGTTTCACCATCAGACAAATACTCTTGTAATGCTGCTTTAACTTCATCAAATGTAAATCTTTTAAATACATCAAGTGGGTTTGGTTGATTATCTAAAATATTTTTAGCAACATTTTCATCACTAGATAATGCAGATGTTTTTAATGATGGTCCAACTGATGTTTTATTATAAGGAGTTCCTGTTACTTCAGGCCCTACGGTAGTTAATTTAATATCTCTACCTCCAACAATATCAGTATAATCACCAATTTCTTCATCAGCAGCCATATTTAAGAAATCTTGATAAACTTCTTTACCAAATTGCCATAGCTTTACACCTTCATCTTCTTGCCCTCTTACTACAACCGGAGCAAAAATACGAGTTTTAGCATCTAACTTTTTAGCTAATCTCCAATTTTCTTTGTCTCCACTATTACGTAATTGTTTTGTGAATTCTTGAATTGGGTCTTTTTCTTGCCAGTTTTGAGGTGATGCCATTACTCTTTGACCAATACCATAATAAAATAGCATTTCTGTAAAAGGGAATTGTTTGTTGTACTTATTAGGTACTACTCTAACTACTTCTTTACCAACTGATGGTTTCCAAAATAGTGATTTTCCACCTCCACTATTTGAAGAGGTTTGCTTGTTCATTTGTTCCAAGCGATTTTTGATTGCATTTAAATCCATAAAGATAACTTTTTAATTGTTTTATAACGTTTATTATTGTGATGAATATACGAACGAATGTTCGGTTTGCCTAACTATACTTCAAGAATCTTGTAGATTTTTGTCTTTAATTCTTTTAACTCATCTCTTTGAGTTAATAATATAGTATTTCTATAATGTTCCCAAGTAATAGGGAATTTAGTATCAACTACCCCACCATTAAGCCTTTTAATCAATTCATTTAAAGCATTTATAGTGTATAATGTATTAGATTCTTTTTTTCTATGTACTAAAATTGTATTTTCTGGTAAATTGCTTAGATTTGCTTGATCTATATTATATGTACACACATATTCGTCATTACTTTTAACATGCAGAACAAATATTTTGTTATACATGATATTATAAGTTGAAGTTAACCTACTAATTAGCGGGTCTAATTCTTCTAATGTGGTGAATGTACAAAATAGTTTATTATTCAAATCCTTTATATTTAATGTAGCGAATTCAGAGAAATCGTCTACGGTATACATATTAATTGGATTATTTAAAATTGTAGGTGCTTCCATAACTTTCTTTTATTTGTAACTTATTATTATTAATTATTTGTTTAATCTCATCAATCAAATCTTTTTCACTATTATCAAAATCAAACAAAAACGAATCATAAGTATATAAAACTAACTTAGTTTTGCGCCCTTTTAATGACTTAAATATTTCCCATAATATACGAATATTCATTGCTGTCTCCAAGTTTTGGAGTACATAATTTAATAGTTTTTGGGGTTTCATTACATTCCCATTTTCAATTAGTTTTTCTTTTTTATACACATGCTTTGAAATAGGACATTTAATGTAACCCTCTTTGTTAAATTTTTCCCAGATATCATCCACATATACTTGTACTTTTTTAAAAAACTCTAGATCTTTAAACTGCTCAAATACTCCTCCGTATAGTTGTTTGAATGTTATTTCTTTTGACTTTTTATAGCTAACTCCGTACATTTTTGCAAAAGACTCATGTATATCTTTATCATCAAATGTATAACCCACCAACAACCCCAAAAGAGTAGGATGATAAGCACTAATGTCCAACTCAATAAACTTATCATTACGTGGAATAAAACTTTCCCTACATCCATTATCTTTATTAAGTGCTGCATAATTTACTCCTCCGAATTTATTTGATGGTCTTGTTGTTGTTGTTTTAAAGTTGTATTGCGTGTAGGTGATGTCTCTATCGATAGGGTGAAAGTGCGATTCAAATTTCTCTCTATTAACTCGTATTCCACTTCGCTCCATGGCGTTGAAAACCACTGTGGCTTTACTGTTGTAAAATTCATTGATTGGTTCATTTATTTTATCTTTAAGATCATTAAATATTTTTTCACAATATTCATAATGTTTAACTATAGGTATTATTCTATTTATGTCTTTTTTATTAGTATATTTGTTATGAAAATAATAGTGGGTTTTAGTTAATTCTGGTATATACGTAGGTGAATTTAGTGTTGTGTCAAAGAGGTTTTTTAAAATTAAATAATGTAAAAATTCTTTTTTATCGCGTACATATACATTATCTATATTGTTTATTACGCGTTTTACTACGTCTATATCCATGTTTAATGTTTCACTATGGGATATGGTTAAAACATATCCTTTAGTTGAATTTAACGGACGAATATAAATAGCACAAATATTATTTTGTGTTGGGTGTTCTCTATTATCATATGGAATTATTTCAATAAAGGCATCTCCTTTACAATAATTTTCAAATGATTTTAATTGTTCATTATCTTCAATTAGCCAAAACATAACTATTATTTTGACACAATATACAAACAGGATTTTAAAACTCCAATTTTACTTATAAAACTTTAAATAATTTCCTTGTAAAAATTCTTGAAGGCCCTTTTTTTTATTTTTTTGTTCTGCTATTAAAACTTGATTTCTATTAGTTTGACCAACAGTCTCAGCTTCTCCTATTAAAGTCCATTGAATAGAAAAACAACTATATAATTCCCAAGACCAATTACTATCTTCTTTTTTTAATTTTTTATAAATAGAATAATCTAATTCTAAATACTTCATTTCATTTATTTTTGTAGCAAAGTATCTTGTAAAAGATCCTAATAAATAATCATCTTCTGTTGGTGTTGGATAACTTTGATAAGGCATTGATTTTGGATCATCATCTATTGTACTTTTTCCTTGTAATTCTAAATATTTAACTATATCACCTTGATTCCATATGTCAGTATTAACTATTGGATCAGGATCTTCTAAAAATAAAGCTATAACATTTTCAGATGTTAAATTTTGGGGTAAATTAGGAGTACCTTTTAACTCAGGAACTTCAAATCTAATAATTTCCCTAATATTTGAATCATTTTGGGTTTTACCTGTAAAGAATTTTCCATTCCAAAGGCTATGATAGAAACCTACGTAATTTTCATTATCAGATTTTAACATAAACTCATCACCAGGAGTGTATAAATTGGGTTTTATTCTATTTTTTGGTATATACATCTTAGTTTGAGAATTGATCTGTTAAACTGCCTTTTGCTTTTAATCGTGCTGACCTAATAGCTACATCCCTTCTAGATAAACTTTGTACTGTTGCCGTACCAGCTCCAGTTCCTATATTTTCTCCATCATTATAATTAATAGTTACTGTAACTATATCTCCTGCTTGTAATGTATTTGTTGGTGGAGTTATTGATTCAGAAGCCTTTTGAGGATTATATATAAATGTACTTGAAGTTGATGTATTTCCCCCAGATGATCCTGATGATAATGATTTTAACATTGCTATTAATTCTGCTTGCGGAAATACATCGGATTTCCCAGTTCTAAATGAATTATGTGTATAAATACCAGGTACTCCTTTAAATGCATTTGGAGTAACTGTACCATCATTTGGAAATAATTCATCATAATTATATGTAAAAGGGATATTATATTTATTTTGCCACCCTTGAATTATTTCTTTTACTTTTTGAATATTTGCAGATGAATACTTTTCATAATAAGAATATCCTTTATAAGTTGTGGGATTGCCATTTTTATCTACTGGACGAGCTACCCTATCTGATGGCATTTCTGAGTTAACATAAGTATAATATTTATTATCTTTAAGTTTTAACCCTCCAAAAGCTTGCATTTCAATAGATAAAGTAGTTTTATTTAAATTTTTAAACGGAATACCTAGTTGTTTAAATGTAGATGATTTAATTCCTAAATGATTTGCCCATGCTTCATCCGCAAATAATTGTTCTTTAGCCCCATCATTATTTGTAATATAATGAGTTGCAACGTGGTCTGTTCTTTTACTCCAAGATCTTATTGTTTTTTCAGGATTTTGTCTTCCAGCTGTATGATGTATTACTATTTGTGTTTTTGGAGTAGGACCATCATAAAATATTTTAGCCATTGGAAATCCTGATGTTAATGTTTGGAAATCTCCTAAATTTCCAACACTTCCTCCCCCACCACCAGTAGCTGATCCTTGTGTTGTAGTAAATGATTCTAAATTTCTAGGTTTGGCTACGGGATCTAGTATTTTTGTAGGAGCAGCTTGAGTATCTATTTGTGTTGTCCAATTAGAAGGTGTTATGCTATGGTTTAGGGATTTAACTAATAAATCAACATTTCCTTCACCATAAGATGGTGGTAAAACATTATCATCAATTAAAAACTTTTCAAATAACTTCATGCCAGATAATCCATCTATGTCAAAACTTAAATTAAAAGGTAAAAAAGAAGGTGATTGAAGTTGTTTCATTTCAACTAATTTTCCACTTATTAAACTTAAAAACTTTTGATTAAGTAAAGTTAAAGCATTTACGTCTATTTCTGTAAATAATCTTTGGTTATATATACTCCAAAAAAGAGAATTACCTCCTTCTTCTTGTAAATTTATTTGTTTATTCCATACATCTGTTATTGATTTAATTTCTTCTTCTGATGCTTCATCTGGGGTAGATGCTACAAATCCTGAATTTAATTTTTCAGGTATAACTCTATCTTTTAACCCTAAATTATATGCCCCAAAACCAGTAGCATTTGCTGATAATTGATTGCCTGCTATTTGAGCTCCAATAGCAATCATAGATGCATATCTAGGACCTAATTCACCCCCCATAACTATGTTTCTTACAAAACTACCTTGCGTATCTGGTTTTACCCCAAAGGTATTAATTCTAGCATATTCTGATGTTGATGGAGTTTTAGAAAATCTTTGAGGAGCATTTTCAATAAATCTTACTTTTTGTGTTACTTCATCTACTTTAATTGAAATTATATTAATCCCTCCTAATGCTGTTGTAAATGAAGAAATTATATTATTTAAAAATGTTAATAAAGATAAACTTCCATCATCTGATCTTTTAGATTTGTCTAAAATTAAAGCAATATTATTAATATTTAAAAAAATACCACATAATTTACCCAAATATTGACCTTTATCAGTTTGAAAAGCGCTTGCATTTTTTAATAAAGTTTCATTTACTGATGTTTTTGGAATACCAATATCATCAGCTACTCCTTCTGGGATACCTTGATAAGGGATTAAACATACTAAAGGATTTGAAGAAAATTGAGATGGAATATTAACTATATAATTTTCATCATTTTCAATATCTTTAAAATTAACATCAAAATCAAATAATGGAATACCCTTAGATGTATAAAGAAGTAAATGTTTTTGAATTAAAGCTAATAAAGATCCAAATGTTATATATACTTGAGGAGATGAATTTTCTTCTACATCTGTAGTAGTATCAAATAATGATAACATCCCATTTTTTATTGTTAAATCTTCTATTTCAAATTTATTTGTAGTATTACCATTTTCATCTGTAGTAACGACACTTGCGGGGAATGCAGGAATTGCTATAGGTTGGTAAGTGTCTGATTCAGCTGAACCTTTACCTTGTTCAAATAGACCATATAATACTTTATTTAAAGTTGTTTTATCTTTATTAGCGATAAGTGGGGGTTGTGCAGTTTCACCTACTTCTTGATCAGATTCTTTTTTTTCTTGATCCCCATCATCTTTTGAATCAAGTTTTAAATTAACTTTAAGAGATTCCATCATATCTCCCATTCCTGTTAAATTTACAGTACAATCATAACTTCCATCAGGATTAAATGACCAATTAAAATTTGTAACTTTTCCAAATACTCCTTCATAATTACCTTGTCTGTTATATCTTTCAGTTTGTATAAGATCTAAAACATCAAAATGGGTGGGTGTTGAACTTTCTTGAGATTGGGGATTAAATACAAAACTTAATGCTGGTGAGAAAAAATTATTAAATGTTTGCAACTCTCCAAGATTATCTAAATAATGACTCCACCCAAATTCTAAGAGTAAATTATAACCAGGTCTCATGTATAACACATCCATTAATGCTAATTGATTTCTAGTAAAGCATTTCATTTGAATATCTGCTTTTGCTAAGGCTCCATTACTTAGATATTTAACGGTTGCGCCTGTTATACCAGGCATAGGAGCATATCCCCTTTGATCTAATCCTCCCCAACCATAAGCCCCACTATATATTTGATTTGTTGAATTTAATCCTGCAAGTAATGTTCCTGTTCCTTCTTCAATACTTGTATCTGTTCCTATTATTTTAGAAACACCTCCTTGTAGTATAAAATTTCTTGCAGGTGTGTCACCTTGAATTAAAACATCATCTAAACCTAATTGAGCAAGCTTAGTAAAATTTGTATTTTTACCTTCTATTGCTTCTATATCAACCGTACTAGCTAACCTTAACCAAGGAGATCTTGTGTTTTGGTAAAGTAAATTTGTATTTGTTAAATTAGTACTATTTCCTAAGGACGTTTGTCTAACATTAATTTGTTTAGTAACCCAAGGTGCGAACGGTTGTCCTAGTATATTCATTTTTATAACGCATTTAATCTATTATAACTATCTATTATTCCACTTATATCTACTGGTATTCTTAGTTGTGAACCTACAGGTGGAAATATAGCTCCAAAATTTATAGCATTTGGGTTTGCAATAGCAATAATCCAATATAATGTAACATCTCCATAAAATTGAAAAGCTAAAGACTCTAATCTATCACCAAATTCTGTCTCAACATAAATATCTGTTTCTGAGGGGCCAACCTCAGGATAATATACTGTTCTATAATATAAATCTCCAGGGGTACCTACAAATTCATTTGTGTTTCTTAATTTTTTTATGTTATTATACCTATTCACCTAATATATTATTTGTATTACTATTATCTCCATCACCATCAGCAATTTGAAAATCATAATCATCAGCATAATTTCCTCTAGAATTAAAGGCATTTGCTAGTGCTATATATCTTTCATTTGGATTATTTGCTACATTTGGTTTCTGTGGTAAAAAGTTATGAATTGGAGTAAATTGTAAAGAAGATACTTTAATCATATGTGGTAATTCTTTAACACTACCATCACCCCCACCCTCAGCATTAATAGCTATTTCCCAAGGAGATTCTTGTGGTATATCATAAGTTAAAGAAGAAATAAAACCAGGTTGTTCATATAAATAACCCCCCATTGTTAATCTTACTAAATTTCCTCTCATAAATCCAGCATTTGTATAATCTGGAGCTAAGGTTGATGCTAAATAATTTAATTTTTTATACATTGGGATAAGTTCTGCTTTAGATTGAGCAAAACAAGTAAAAGACATATTAATACTTCTTCCAAATCCTGTGTAATTGTATAAATCTTCTCCTCTACCTGCATATTTAACAGGATCCCAAGTAGCATTATAATTATCACTAAATGAATCTATAAATGCTCTAAAATGCATATAAACCGCACTACCTTGAGCATCTGGCTCGTTATTTATAGCTGCTATTCTAAATTTACAAAAATCATTAATTGCATAAGATGTATTAGGTCCTTGACCATCATACATAGGCATTGCTGTTAATTTATCTAATGCTGCTGTTTGTGTAGCAGGTAAACCATAATTAAATACATCTTTAACTCCATTAACTGTATTTGATTTTCCTGGGTCTCCTCTATTTACTCTCCTATTTGCTGCTTTTGTTACATAATTAGGAGCTAATGATAAAACACTTGATATTTCTAATTCTTCAGAATCAATTATAGTTTTTCTAAAATCTTGTATTGCTGGATTTATTCTATATAATGCTTGACTTTCAATTTGTGCTTGAGTAAAAGTCCATGTATTTTGTTCCCATTGTTTACCACCAGCCTCTTTTCCTATACTAACTAAATTGTCTTCATATACATTATTATCCCATCCTTGAAGTGCTCCATCTGATTCAAAATTAATACCTTCATATATTATATTATTACTTTCAGGGAATGCTGTAACATATTCTATTGACGCCCCTTCAAATAATATATTATTTTTTATTGCTTTTGTAGGTGGAGAGTTTGGTCTAATAAAAACATTATAATTATTGGGGTCATCAGATAATGCTCTAAAAAATCCTAAATTTGATAATTCTGCATTATTTATTGTAGATTGAAAATTATTTTCATTTTCAATTATTTCATTTGTGTTATAACTAATAATTTCTTCTCTATCTTCTTCAGCTCTAAAAGTTTTTTGAGCATATATAGATGCTCCTAATTTACTTATGTAATCTTTCGTTTGGGGGTTTAAATTATAATGATCTTTACCACTAGTTCCTAAAAAATATCCAGGATCAGTTACAAATAAAGGATTATTTTTTCCTGTTCTTTGATCTGCAAATTTAATGTTTGTACTTCCTATTCCTAAAATAGATCCTGGTCCCCCTGTGTATGATATAATATTTACATCATCCGTTTTTATATTTATTTTAGCATCTAAAAGGTTAGTTAACCTATTATCAAAATCACTTTGATCATTAGATACTATTCTTTCTCTTTCTACATCTAGATATGCAGGTTCAGGGCCACCTTGTCCTTGTCCTTCACTTCCTAATATTAAAGGTAAATTATTAAATATAGGATATAAAGGATTTGGAATTTTATCAGTATATGTTTCTGTTTTTGTTGAAAATGTAGCAGCAGCATTTTTGGCTTTTATTGTTCCAAAGTAAGTATTTAAACCTGCCCCAGGAAATAATCCACCTTCTATAATTCCTGACATAGGGTCTGTAGGATCTAATCCCATTAAATTTAAATGGGCACCTGCAAAACCTACTGCTGTTTGAGCTAATGTACTTAAAGGAGTATAAATACCTTCATTTAATGCTCCCCCACCTTCACCTGTTATAAAATTAGGTTTTTGGACCCCAGCATAACCTATTCCATAAGATGCTTCTGTTTTTACTGCTGTTCGTGATAATATATTTTGAGCTGCTGTAAATAAAAGTCCATTAGGGGATTTTAAATCCGTAAACATTTGGAAAAGTCTACTTACATCTCTGGCTGCTTCTATAGGAGCCATAAATCCATCTCTTATTAAAAAATCAATTCCTGTTTTTGCAGGAAGATCTCCACCATCATTAAAGAGAGTTGGGTTTGGATTATCAACATTAACTCCAGGGATATCACGTCTGATATAAGGCTGGTTGCTACCATCAGTCATACCAGAATTAAATCTATCGTTACCCCACTTCAGTTTGTTGAGAGCTGTAGTAGATGTAATTAAAGGCATTTAATTAGTTTAAAATGTTCTTCCTTCAGGTGCGTTTTGTTTGTACCTTGATGATGGTTCTTGATATAAATTTGTTCTTTGACCTAATGCTGATGGGTTTGGATTTGTATATCCCATAGCTGCTGCACCCATATTATTATATGCAGGTGAAGTTATATTTGGATCACCAATATTTGAATATTGGTTGTGTAATAATGATTGTCCTTGAACAGAAATATCATCATTTATAGTTCCATTAGCTGGTGAAACTGGTACTGCTAAAGCCGAACCATTTGAGTCAAATTTGTTTAATAATGAAGTTGCCATAATTTAAATTGTTTTATTGATTTTATTATAAATATTAACTTATTTTGGAAATTACACTTAAAATTCAGATGAATTTAAAGCCATTACCCTTCCTACTTTATTTCCTTCTAAATAAACGTTTCCACCTGCATTTACAGCTGATATTAATTGGTCAAATTTAGCATAAAATTCTCTTAAAGGAATGACAGCTTCAGGTCCTGCTTCTCCTACAATTGCATTTGTTGCAGATGTTACTATACCTCCTGTTGCTAGTTCTGTTATTTCTCCTGATGAAACATTATTAATACCATCTCCAACAGCATCACTACCACCACCATTATAAAATGTATCAAATATTGCTTTTCCTAAAGTTGGACCTCCTACATAATCTGAAATAGAATCTCCTATTAATCTACCTAAGTAATCCCCACCCATATAAGCAGCTCCTGATAGTAACCATCCTGGAATTCCTACAGCTTGTGTTGAAGCTGCTAATCCTGCTAATAAAGATCCTAATGTTAAACCTAATCCTCCTGATATTACTGAGGCACCCATATCGGCGTACATATCTTGTTTACTTCCAAATCCTCCATCTGCAACAATACTATCTACATCCATTTTAGTAAATATACCTTCTAAAACAGCTCCTACTAGTGGGATTTTAGTTAATACTGATTTTAGTGGTTTTTTCATTTGTTTTAAAGCATTAGGTAATATCCCATTTATTTTACCACCCATCCATTTTTTAGCTTTACTCCCAAAATCTAAAGCTTCATCAGCATAATTTCTCACACTTCCTATCCCATCATCTATATATGAACGTGCTGAACTTACTCCACTACTTGCTGAGTTATAAAGTGAAGATGCTCCTGATTTTACAGATTTATATCCTTTAGATAAACTATCAAAAAATCCTCCTCCTTTACCTTTTACCTTTTCAATTCCTTTTTTACTATAATCCACAACAGTAGATTTAGCTGAACTTACACCACTATATGCTTTATCTTTTAATTTTGATAATTTATCTTTTCCAAAATCTATAGCTGATGAAGCTCCTGCTTTTATACTGCTCACCCCTTTACTAATCATTGAGGGTTTTGCATCAGGTTTTGGAGGTTTAGGTGGCTTTGTTGGAGTTGGGGATGCATTAGATGACATACCACCTCCGGCTACCATATCTACAGCCGTAGCTCCTACCACAGGCATTGCTGATGATGCCATACTTTCACCTTGATATCCTTCTCCACCATAATTGCTAACTTCATTTCCTTCTCCATCAACACCATTAATTCCATCAACTCCTTCATCACCTGAGTTTGACATTAGATAATCCATACCCATATAAGCACCCATACCTAATAGCATTCCTCCAATACCTCTACCTCCTCTTCTTCTGCCTCTTCTTCTACTACTACTACCACTTCTCCTATTACTAGTTGGAGCTTTTACTCTTCTACCAGTTTTTTTATCATAATGAAATTTACGTCCTCTTTTATCAGTACCTGTTTTTATATTTTTATTTCCACGACTTCCACCTCCGCCGCCTCCGCCGCCTCCGCCACCATAGCCGCCTCCGCCGCCGCCTCCACCACCAAGACCAACTTCTTTAGTGTACATAGGCATAAATGCATTAGCTCCTCTTCCTAAGAAATTATCAAGACCAGTTGCTTTAACAACTTTTGTAACACCATAAGCTATTGCTGCTATTCCTAAGATTTTTTTACCTAATGGGGATGTAAAGAATTTAGCAACCTTAGCTACTAATTTTACGGCACTTATTATCATTGGTGTTAGCTTTTGAACCATAGTTAGTATTTTAGGTACTATTTCCATAGCTAAAGGTTCAAATGCTTTTTTAATCTGTCTAACTACTGATTGCATTTGTCTAGCAAATTCTTGAGCCTGTTTACCTTGTTCAACTAAAGATTCTTCTTTTGCTAATTCTGTTTCTAATTGTTCACCTGATAAACCTGCTAATTCATCTTGACGATTCATAACTTCCCCTAGTCTATCTACTGATATTCCGGTTGCATCTGCAAATGCTTGTTGGGCCATCATATTACCCTTTAAAGAACTATAATTTTCTTTAATTAATCTTGCTTCTTCTTCTGCTGCCATTGCAGTATTCCCAGTCATAGCAGCATATCTTAGTTTATCTAAGTTTAAATCTTTTTGTAGAAACATTTCTGCTTCTATTTCTTTTGCTATTGAGCTTTCAAAATCTAAATGACTTGCTGCTGCTGCTGCAATTTCATCCATTGTTAATCCTAACCTTGCTGCTGTGTGTGCTGCTTTAACTAATCCTTCAGTTCCTCCTTTTATATTAAACTTTACAGATCCACTAGCACCCGCTAGCTGATCAAATATTTGGGATTGAGACGCTGAAAAACCAGTGGCTTTATTTAAAGATTCTGTTGTGCCAACAACGTCATCATGTATAGTTTGAAATGATGAGCCAGTTGTAAGTGAAATTTTATATAATGCCGCTAATTGTTCTGCACTATAACCAGCATATTCTGATAAATTTTGGTAAGTTAGTACATTGTCTTCATTTAGCCTTAAATTTACACCTACTGCATCATTTATTGCTTTTTGGTTTTTTAATATTTCTTCTGTATTGATGTAAATCCCATCTAAAGCTCCACCATCACCTAATTCATGTATTTGTTTTTTTAAATATTCAGCATTTTTTCCTGCTATTCCAAAAGCTTGACCTACATCATTAGTTAATTTTTTTACATGATTATATATACCAATTAATGCTTTACCTGCTTTGATTATCATGCCTATGATAAATAAAGGATCCATAAGAGCTTTCCCAATACCTTTAGCTGCAGTTGCAGCCCCAGCAAATGCTACTCTCATTTTTCCTCCTAAACCTACAGCCTTTTGTCCTGAGTCGGTAACAGTTCGTGCCATTTTTTCGGATGCTGCTGCTGCATCTGAAAATATGTCTTCTATTCCATCTATTCCTAAAGATCCTGCTACTTTTTTTAACCCTTTTAAAGCAACACCTGTAAGACCCATGGCCTTAGTAATTTTTTTAGATCTATCTACTGATTTTTGGAGTTGTTTTTCAAAATCACTAGCATAGCCTCTAGCTTTATCTAATTCTTTAGTTAATTCTTTCTGATTTGTAGCTCCAGCAGCTGCTGCTTCTGCAATTTTAGCTTCTAAAACAAAAATGGCTCTTTGTTTTTTAACCATTTCCTTAGCAACATCCCGTTGCTTATATGCCCCACTTAATGCTTTTTGCTGTGCATCAGCAATGGCTTCAGCATTAGAAGCTAAACCTTTAAGTCCTCTTTCTACTTCTTTAACTAATTCTTTTGAAATATCTGCTACTTCATCTCGAGCTTCACCAAATAATTCACCTATACGAGATGATATGGATCTCATCGCATCATCAACAATTCTTGCTGTTTCGATTGCTTCGTCCCTTAACTGCTTTGGTGATTTAGGTTTTTTTGCCATTTAAGCTATTTTGTTATAAATATTAACAATTTATGCTTTATTTGCTTTGGTTGTAACAAAGTCAGGAACGTTTACTTTTGGAGTAGGTTTAGAAAACTTATCTATATATTTATTTTTCTGAGCATTAGCAGGATCTGATCTTTGGGCTTGCTTTAGTATGTCTCTACCCTTTTCTAAATCATTAGTTGATGTACCACTATTTTGTTTATTTTTTTCATCATAATGGTCTTGAATTTTTTTATAAGTAAATTTTCGTAACCATATAGGCATTTCATACACCGTATGCCAATCATATCCTCCTTGTCCATGAAATACTATTTCATGAACTTGAGTAAATAAGTTGTGTCTGTATTCTGCTGCTTGATTATGCGTCAGGGAAAAAAAAGTTGGCACCAATTGGAATGTCAATTTCATCTACTTCTCCGTTATTTAATTCCCGTTCAAACGAGAAATCAACATCAGGTTGAATTTTGACTATATAGTCCCGCATTGCTTTTGCATCTCTAGCTAAAAAATAATTATCAACAAAATCTCTAATTTCTGCTTTATCTGTATTACCATCAACAGATAATATTATATGTTTTAATCTAGTAGACATTTCAGGATTAGCTCCTTTATTTAATTTTTTTAATCCCCTTAATTCAGCATCTACTTTCTTTTCAAGTTGATCAGTTATTAACTGAAACTCAATTAAATTTTCTCCATGTGGAGTTTGAAATGTAAATCTATTTTCACCTGGTGTAAATAATGATTTATCGAATTTTTTAGGTTCTAATGTAGCTAAATCAACTTCATGATCTTCTCCATCATATGTAAATTTATAATTTGAACCATACCCTAACACACGTGAAGCTACTAATAATGCATTTTTATCACCTACAATCATATCTGAGATACTTACGTCACTTACTACTAATGCTTCTAAAAGTTTATCAATTACAGTTCCTTTTTGTATGTAAGATTGATTAGTAATAATGTCTTCTTCCCTTGCAGTCATGTATTTCATTTCAACTTTTCCTAAAGATAAAGGATGGTCTTTAGGGTAAACTATACCTTGTGAAGGTAAATCTACCATTTCTGTTGGAAATTTAAATGTTTTCTTAGGAGCTGCTGCTTTAGGTTCTACGACAGGTGTCTTAGATTGTGGTATACTTTTTGGTTGTTCCATATAAATTTTATTTGTTATAACTTAATTGTTGATTATACATATATAATATAAAAAAAAGCTTGACCGAAGCCAAGCTATTTTTAAAAATATATTGATTTTTTTTAGAAATTCAAGACGCAGTAATCCATTCCTATTGTCATATCAATGTTTTGTGCTGTTCCATCTTCATCCCAATTATAATCTCCAAATGATGCATCTTTAATAAATGCTCCTTTAATAATCCATTCAGAAACTACATCACCTACAGGACCTAATACGTCAATTGTAAGATCTTTTTTATAGAAATCAGAGTAACCATCTCTACCAGTTACGGATTCATGATGTAATCTTGTCCATTCCATTACAGCTTGTGCTCCTGATGGGGTAATTGGATCAAATAATTGCATTGTAATGTCATTCCATCTTAATTTACCTTTTACTTTTCTATAAGTATTGATATGATTAAGTACGATTTCATCTTGTGCGAAACCCATTCCACTAACACCTTTAATGATATAAGCTGGAATTCCGTCCACATACATTATAAATCTATTAGCTACTTTTGGTTCAAAAGCTGTGAAAAATATTTCGTTTGGGTTTAATACTGCCATTTTATTTTCTTTTTATTTTATTATAAATATCTAAATTTTTAGTTTTTATGACGGAAATTGAGCTCCTGTTGGTAAAATATTAAAATCTAAGTATATAAATTCAGCTGTTTTTGTTGGCTGTAAGTATATAGCACCTACCATTTGGTTTCTATCAACTACGTCGGGTCCATTATTTGAAGCATCCATAACAACTTTAAACGCGTATAAACCTTGTCTTTGTTGTACTGACTCTAAATATGGATTTACTTGAGCTAAGAATCCATTTCTAGTTGCTGCTGTATTTTGTTCAAATACTAAATTATCAGCTACTTGTGAAATGTATGACTTAAGTTCAATTAATAATCTTCTAACATTTACTCTATCTAAAGCTGATGCTGTAGATTGTAATGTTTTTTGTCCAAATACTACAACTCCTCTTCCAGGGAAAGTAGCTATTGGATTAACTTTTCCTGTATAAAGATCATCTCTATTAGTTTGAGTTAATTTTCTTTCTGCTTGAGTAACCGTACTTAAACCGCCTCTATTGATACCCGCCGGAGCGAACCATGCTTCTGCTGACTTGTCATTATACGCATATACTCCAGGCATTAACGTTGAAGCTGGTACCCACACTAACTGTGCTGATGCTGGGTCACTTAATTGTAACCAAGGCCAATATGCTGCTGCATATGAGTTATCTATACTTGCTGCTGTTCCTGTTGCGGCTGATACTGTTGATCCATAATTTTCTAAATCTAATATAAAAATCGCATCTCCTCTACCTTGTACATTTTGAACACCTATGTTTAATACTGTTTTATGGTTTGAATTAGCATAAACTAATCCTGGTGCTGATAATATATTGTATCTATAATCATCTTTATTTGCTAAAAGGTTAAATGCTGTTGTATAATCAGAAATTGAATCTGAATCAACACCTTGAGAATCATTATTATTTATTTTATCATAATAATTTTGATTTGCTGCAACAATATCTCCATCTGCTCCTGAGAATGTTCCACTTGAAGCCATTGGAATAGATCCTGTATATTCATCTTTTGCAATACCATCATTATCAAAATAATCTGGTGTTTTTAAATTAACAGATTTTACTCTTACATATCTTGATCCATTTCTATAAGATCCTTGATTTTGAATGTATGGATCTGATCCTCCTGCACCTAATAAAACTTCAGTCATATCACCGATTATCCTACCTACATAATTAGATTGTTTTGGATCTAATGAAACATTAGGGAATATTTCTAAAATTGATTTTCTTTTTGTATTGTCATTACCTTGTCTAATAATTACACTAAATGTACCTGATCCTGTATTAGGGGCTTGTATTTCCCATCTAACATTATTTCCATTTCCATTAGTTAAGGCTCCATTAACATTTTGTACACCCGCATTATTCATTATAGTACCTTCTGAAATAGTTTCTAATGTAAATACATTAGTATTAACCATATCACTTGCTGTTAAATCAAATACTAAATTTGCTGATGGGTTTCCTATTGCTGCTAATGCTACTGTAATGTCATCTCCAACTGCATATCCTGATCCTGCTGCTACTACAAATGCATTTTCTAGTTCGACTGATAAATCTGCAGTTATTACTGTAACTACTAAATCTGCTACTGTAGTACCAATATTTGCTTTTGCAAATGTGATTGTGTCTAGATTTGCATATCCTGCTCCAGCATCATTTACTGTTATTGATGTAATTGTTGATTCTAAATCTCCTTGTGAAATTGTAATAACTAAATCAGAACCTACAGTTCCAATAGTACCATCAGCATCCATTGATACCTTTGTAACGGTTATAGTTTCTCCATCTACATATGCACCACCTGATCCAACTCCTGTAATTACAGCTGATGTAATAACACCACCACTTGCTGTTACTACTATAGTTGCTCCTGTTCCTGTTCCACTTGATACAGTTGCTAAAGCAGCTGTTGATCCTGCGGTAGGAGCTGATACAGCTCCACCTGGGAGGGTTAAGTCTTTTGCTGCTAAGAAAGTTGTTCCTGTTGCTGTTACAATATCAGCACTTAGTCCAGTTCCACCACCTGATGATGAATTTTGAGAAACATCTGTAAATGTTCCTACTGAAGCACCACCTGTACCTCCTGTATTTGATCCTGCTAATACTGTTGATGATAATATTTTACCTGCAGCAACTCCTGTTGTTATATTTAAAGTTAAAGCATTATCTCCTGCACCTGAATTAGTAGTTGCAACACCTGTAAAAGTACCGGCTGTTCCACCTACACCACCTGAAAGGTAAGAGCCACTAATGTTTCTCCCTGCTTCTAAAGCACCACTTTCACTTTCTAATGCTGGTATTAAATCAGAGCCTGCTGCAGAAAATGATCCTGAGTTAACTCTATCTACTAATAATGAAGTTCCTCCATTATTAAAATAATTATAAGCTGATGTTGAAGTAAAGTAAGTAAATTGATCTGAACCACTTTGAAAAGTACCACCAAAGTTAGCTATATACTCTGAGTAGCTAGTAACCAATTTTGGAACTCCTTTTTTACCTAATACAGTAGGACCAACAATAGCTGCTCCGGCTTGTATTGGTTGTGAAGTAATTTGAGATTGATCATTTTCTCTTGCTAGTACTCCTGGGGAAATTAATGTTTCTGCCATTTTATGTTATTTTTATGATAAATATACTAAATTTTTTCAAAAGTCTATTTACTTGATAAAAATTCACCTGTTTCTAAAGAAATACTTCCTTGACCATACTTATCTTCTAATTTTTTGGCTAATTCTGTTTCTTTTTGTTGTAAAATTTTCAAGTTTGACTTTATTTGTTCTTTTTTTATTTGGATGTTATAATGTTGCATTTCAATAACACCTGAAACCTCTGTTAAATTCTTAAAAGTAGCTTGTAACTCTTTTAATTCATTAATTTCCTCTTGGGATAAAACTTTTTTTTCACTCATTTTTTAATTTTTTGTTCTATTATACATATTAATTTTTTAATTAAAATTATATAATAAATTAATTAGTTTTAAATAGTTGGTGTACCTATTAACTCAACGTCAACAAATGGTCTCCAATCTATTGTGTTACCAGCTTGACCCGTTACATCTACTTGAACTGTATTATTTCCACTTCCAAGAGTATAACTTACTATTGTAGTTGTAAAACCTCCTTTTAAAGAAGAAATTATTTGAGTACCAATTATATAAAATTGTGTTCCATCCCAAAAAGTTACCTGTTCTGCTGAGAAATAACATTGTTTTGTTTGTTGAGTTACACCATTAGTTGTATTAGCACCAATTATACTATATTTAAATACATAAGTTCCAGGTCCAGAAACATTTGGTTGCCAGTTCCATATGGCAACAGTTGTAGCACCAGCAGTTGTAGCACCCTTTCCTTCAAATAACATTCTAGCATGAGATTGTTCATCACCAAATTTATTAGTCATTCTGAGGGAATCATCAGTAACCGCACTTGATCTATTTTTAATTATAAGTGATGTTTCTAATGTAGCATCTTTTGAACCTGATATAGTTAATGATGTGTTAGCACTTCCTCCTTGAGCTGAAAATGCTAGTTGAGAGGTTGAGGTTGAGTTTAAATTACTTACATAAGCTGTACTATTTTGATTAAATTCTAAACTATTTCGAAATAGTGAAGAAGATGGAGCATTTTGAGCACCTGGGGCGCTATTAGGTCCTACTACTACTACAGGAGATGAACTACCAGAAGCTATTAATTTTGTTCTACTTAAAACATCTCCACTTACCCAAACAAAATGTTCTTGTGTATTTTGATCACACGTAAAAAATGATTTGTCATTAGTTGTATCTAATTTCCATTTAGCACCATTTCCTCCCCCACCTTGGCCTGGGTCTCCAAATTCTAAATTATTATTAAGCACAGATCCCTGAATTATAGATTCTCCATTCGGATCTTGGATTGAATTTATCCATCGTAAATAAGTTCCTTTTATAATACCACTGTTAGAAACTATATCAAATGTAGAATTAAAATTACCACTTGCTGAGAAGGCAGATGTATTAGCTCCAGTCATAACAACTCCCCCTAAATTAATTGAGTTTACAACTCCTGCTGTTGTAGCATATGCTGCATCGGATGCCGTACCATGTATAGTTACAGTATTAGGAAATGATGAATTATAACTAGCTGATATTATACTACCCTGTATTAAACTACTACTTATTGTATTTTCAGCTTGTATTGACTTAGCAGGTAAATTAGATGTGTTTGATGAGAAATTACTCATTCCTATTCCTAAAATACCATTATATATTTGAAATGTTTCAGTAGGAGTGTTTTTTCCAATTATAAAAGGAGTTAAAGCTGATCCTGCTGCATCTTGTACTATTTGAAAATTATCACCGGGGGATGATGATCCATAAGCACCTAAATCATATGATACATCACTATTTGAAAATCTTATTCTAGCATTATCTGTACCAGCATTTCCTTCAAGTAAAACAATTGGATCACCCCCAGCTGCTGTATCTTTAATGTGTAACATTGTTGGAGCTGTTGGAGCTACTACTCCTAACCCTAATGAACTAAATTGTCCTGAAAATTCATTTATAAATGAACCTGTCATTAATAATGAGCCAGTTAAATTTAAAGATCCAGATATTGTAATATCATATCCCTGACTATTAACGGGTACACCTGTAAAAGCATTTACAAATTGTGTTATTTCTGATGCTTGAACAATTTGTCCTGTTACTATTCCTGTATCTGATAAATTTTGATGAGCCATATTGTTTTATTATAAATATTATTTTTTAATCTAAAGTAGCAATCCCATTATCCATATCAATCCTCCATGTAACCTGACAAACAACCCCTTCCCTAGTACTTATACTATCTAAAGAAAATCCAAAATATAAATGATCACCACTAGTCATAGTTGAAGCAAATTCAATACAAGCCCCCATACAATCTGAGTGAGTTTCCTCCCCGACTGACCATCCAGTATTATTAACTGCTACTGGGGAAAATGTACCATTACTTTCATTACATCGGACTTGAGAGACATAAATTTTTCCAGTTGCTGAACTTGTACTACTAGAAAATGTAGGATGTATTGTAGCGTAAAAACAAAATCTTCTAGTATTGTCTTCCATACCTACAATTTCATAAAATGTAGGTAATTTTATTGCATACAGAGCTTGTTGAGATGGAGTAATAGCACCATCAATTTTAAAGATAGTTGGCTGACCATTATAATCCCACTCTTGAGAAGACCATCCAAATTTTGTACTACCACAGTAAATAGTTTGAGTGTTTGCTGTAATTGTACCAGTCATAAAATTACTAGATGCAATACATTGTTCATATTTATTTCCACCTCCAGAACCTGAAGTACCGGATGAACCACTGCCTCCTGGTTTACCATCGTTACCTGAAGTTCCTGATGAACCTGAAGTACCTGATGAACCTGAAGTTCCTGAAGAACCTGAAGTACCGCTTGAACCACTTGTACCTGAAGAACCATCTACACCTGATGTACCTACTGAACCTGAAGTTCCTGAAGAACCATCTTCACCTGAAGTTCCTGATGAACCTGCTGTACCTGATGAACCTGAAGTTCCTGAAGAACCTGAAGTACCTGATGAACCATCTTCACCTGAAGTACCACTTGAAC